AAACCGAAATGAAGAATGCTGAGCTTCGCGGCGAGCTGGTGCGCGCCGAGGAGATCCGTCGCGCCTTGTTCACCGTGGCCCGCTCAGCCCGCAACGGACTCCTCACCATTCCCGATCGCTTGGCGACGACGCTTGCCGGCGAGACCGATGCGCACAAGATCCACCAGCTGATGGAACGCGAAATCGAAAACGTGCTCGAGGAAATGGCGCAAGCCGGCCTCGATGCCATGCCGGAAGTGCACGCCGATGCTGATGCCGGCGCGGATTGATCACCCCAACGGCGACGCTTTGGTGCGCGGCGCCTATGTAGATGGGCTGCGCCCGGACCCGCGCGAGCCGATGTCGGAGTGGGCCGACAAGTATCGCGTGCTGAATCAGACCTATGCCGCCGAGCCGGGCCGCTGGCGCACCGAGCGGACGCCGTATTTGCGCGAGATCATGGACGCGTTTTCACCGACCGCGCGTTGCGAGTTTGTGGCGGTGATGAAGGGCGCGCAGCTCGGGTTCACTGAGATTCTCACCAACATGTTGGGCTACATCATCCACCGCGCACCGGGTCCGGCAATGATGGTGCAGCCAACCCAGAACTTGGCCAAGCGGTTCAGCAAACAGCGATTGGCGACCATGATCGACGACGTGCCGGTGTTGCGCGGCAAGGTGGCCGATCCGCGCGCACGCGACAGCGGCAACACCACCATGGCCAAAAACTTCGATGGCGGCGTGTTGTTCCTGGCGGGCGCGAACAGCGCGGCCGACTTGCGCTCGGCGCCGGTGCGCTACCTGTTGCTCGATGAGGTCGATGCGTACCCCTACGACGTGGACGACGAAGGCGACCCGATTGAGCTTGCGGTCAATCGCACCAAAACCTTCGCGCGGCGCAAGGTGCTGATTGGGTCGACGCCGACGGTCAAGGACGTGTCGCGGGTGGAGCGCGAATTTTTGAAAGGCGACCAGCGCTTTTTCGAGGTGCCGTGTCCGCATTGCGCCACACCGCAGTCGCTCGAATGGCAGCACATGAAGTGGGACAAGGACGAACACGATCAACACGACCCTGAAACGGCGTTCTATGCCTGCCCGCATTGTGGCGGCAAGATCGAAGAGCACCACAAAAAGCCGATGCTGGCGCAGGGCCAGTGGGTCGCGCGCAAGCCGGAAAACAACCTCGGCGATCGCCGCCGCAGCTATCACATCAATTCGTTGTATTCGCCCTGGGAAAGTTGGGCATCGCTGGTCTACAAGTTTCTCGATGCGCAGCGCGATCCGCATTTGCTCAAGACCTTCATCAACACCGCGCTCGGTGAGTGCTGGGATGAAGAGGCCAACCGCGTCGATCAAAACGACTTGGCCAAACGTGCCGAAGCCTATCCGCTGCGCACGATCCCGAAGGGCGGCCTGATCATCACCGGCGGCATCGACGTGCAAGACAATCGCCTTGAGGTGGTGCTGTGGGCATGGGGCCGCGCCGAAGAAGCGTGGGTGGTCGACTACCAAGTGTTCTTCGGATCACCCGCCGAGCCAACCGTGTGGACCGACCTCGAGCGCTACCTTGCGCAACCGCTGACCCATGAGGTCGGCACGGCCATGGTGCCGCGCGCGGTGGCGATTGATACCGGCGGCCATCACACGCAGCAGGTCTACGACTTCGCGCGCCGCAATCGCCACAAAGGCGTGATCGCAGTGAAGGGCATGAGCGTGGCCAATCGGCCGGTGATCAGCAAGCCGAGCGCGCAAGACGTGACCGCACGCGGCAAGACCATCCGCGGCGGCGTGCAGCTGTGGCCGGTCGGCACCGACACCGCCAAGCAGGTGATCTACGGCCGTTTCGGGATCGAAGAAGGGCCGGGTCGCATGCACTTTTCCAACGATCTGCCCGAAGAGTTTTATGCGCAGATCACCGCGGAAAAGATGGCGACGCGTTACCACAAGGGCCACCCGCGCATCGAGTGGGTGAAGCCTTCGCATCGACGCAACGAGGTGCTCGACTGCACCGTGTACGCGCTGGCCGCCGCGTATCAGCTCGGCATGCCACGCTGGCGCGACCGCGATTGGGATGCGCTCGAAGAGCACGCCCAGCCGCGCGTCGCTGACCTGTTTGGCGCAACGCCTAAGCCGCACGCGCAACCCATACCGGAAAAAAAGGAGGTGCCACCCGCTGTGATCCAAAACGCCCAAACCGTTCGCCGGCCACGCCGCGGCGGTTTCGTGAACGCGTATTGATCACGGCACGATGGCGGCGCTCGAGATCCTTGCCGAGATCCTGCGCGATCAACTCAAGGCCCATGGCCTTGCCGACCTGACCGACAACATCGTGGAACGCTTCGCCGAAGAGGTCGGCGGCGAGCGGGTCTACGTTTCACGCAAGCCGCGCTCGGCATGGTCGCAGCGCAACGCGCAACTGCGCGCCGAGTTTAATGGGCGAAACCATGACGAATTGGCGCGCAAATATCGCGTCAGCAAGCGCCGCGTCTACCAGCTCCTCGACGATTAAATTGTGAAATCTTTGCCCTACTAATTTCACAAGCACCCTCGTTTTATGGCGCGATGAGCAATGCGTTTGATTCCGCCAACTATTCGGAAACCGAACCGGCCACCCTGATTGCGGGCGATCGAATCGCTTGGAAACGAACCGACCTTGGCGGTAACTACCCACCGGCAAGCTACTCTCTCAGCTACAAGGCCCGCCTCAATGGCGCAGGGTCAACCAGCATCTCTATCTCAGCAGGCGAGAGTGGGAGTGATTACATCGTCGAGGTCGGTGCTTCTACTTCCGCAAGCTGGACGCCGGGGGTTTATAGCTGGCAGGCCTACATCACCCGCAGCAGCGACGGCGAACGCATCACCGTCGACAGTGGCACGTTTCAAGTGCTTGCCAACCGCGCCACTGCCACCAGCGACCCGCGCAGCCATGCGCAAATCGTGTTGGATGCGGTCGAAGCGGTGATCGAAGGCCGCGCAAGCAAGGATCAATCGAGCTATTCCATCGGCGGCCGCTCACTGGCGCGCACGCCGATCACTGACCTGTTGTTGCTGCGCAATCAATACAAGACCGAAGTGAACCGCGAAAAGATCGCTGAACGCATCGCCAACGGTCTCGATGCCGGCAACACCATCCGGGTGCGTTTCTAATGAAGATTTTTGAACGCTTGCGCAAGCCGGTGATCAAGCCTGCCGATCGGGCGCCGGTGTATCGCGCGCACGCAGCGCCAAGCGTGCGCAAGTTTGCCGCCTCGGCCGAAGATCGCTTAATGCAATCGCTGACCGGCACCACGCAAACGATCAATGAAGAGATCCGCGGCGGTCTGGTCAAAATGCGCGCGCGCTCACGCCAACTGTGCAACGACAACGACTACGCCAAGCGCTTTTTGGGCATGGTCGCGGCGAATGTGGTCGGGCCCAAGGGCATCACCCTGCAAGCACAACCGCGCCGGCCCGATGGCACCATCGATCGTTTGGATGCGGAACTGATCGAGCAAACCTTTGCGACCTGGGCGCGTCCCGCCAACTGCACCATGGCCGGGCACATGTCCTGGCAAGACGTTCAGCGTCTTGCGGTGCAGACCGTCGCGCGCGATGGCGAATGTTTCGTGCAGCTGGTCCGCACCCGCGAGAATCCGTTTGGCTTGGCTTTGCATGTGTTCGAGGCCGATCACGTCGATGTCAGTCTGAATCGTGCGCCGACCAACGGCAACAACGAGATCCGCCTCGGCATCGAGATCAACCGCTTTGGCCGGCCCGTGGCCTACTTCGTGCGCCGCACGCATCCGGGTGACGGCAGCGTGCACCTTGCGGGCGCCGAATACGACCGTGTGCCGGCCGATCAAATGATTCACATGTTCCGGGTCGAGCGTCCGGGGCAACTGCGCGGAGTGCCCTGGATGCACACCGCGATCCGTCGCCTCAATCAGCTCGGAGGGTACGAAGAAGCCGAGCTGGTGGCAGCGCGCACGGCGGCCAGCAAGATGGGTTTCTACACTTCGCCGGAAGGCGACCCGGCCCTGATTGCCACCAGCGGCAATGCCGACGAGGGCTTTTTCGATGAAGCCGAGCCGGGCGTGTTCGGTGTGCTGCCGCAGGGCTATGACTTCAAGGCGTTTGACCCGCAACACCCGGTCAGCGCCTTCGCCGACTTTGTGCGCGCAACCTTGCGCGGCGCCGCGTCCGGTCTGGGCGTGAGCTATCACGGTCTTTCCAACGACCTCGAGAACGTCAACTTCTCCAGCATCCGCAGCGGCGTGCTCGAAGAGCGCGAACAGTGGAAGGTGTTGCAAGCGTGGTTCGCCGAACAGCTGTGCGAGCGTGTGTACCAGGCGTGGCTGGTGTCGGCCTTGGCCACCGGTCGCCTCAACCTGCCGGCCGCCAACATCGAGAAATTCCGCAACGTGCGTTGGCAGCCGCGCGGCTGGGCATGGGTCGATCCGCTCAAGGATGCGCAAGCCAATGCCGAAGCGGTGCGCTTGGGCGTGCTGACCCGCGCCGAGATTGCCGCCGCACAAGGTCGCGACCTCGACGACATCCTCGAACAACTCGCCGCCGAAGAAGCGCGCATGCGCGAGCTCGGCCTCAATCCGGGAGACAACAGTGGAAACCCGCAAACAAACGATTGAAACCCAAATCCAGTATCGCGCGCTCGATGTTAAGCGCGACGCGATCGACGCCGATGCCCGCACCGTCGAGCTCGCCTTTAGCAGCGAAGCACCGGTCGAGCGTTATTTCGGCACCGAAATCCTCGACCACAGCCCGAGCTCGATTCGCCTTGGCCGGTTGAATCAGCGCGGACCGGTCTTGGTCGATCACGACCCCACCGACCACGTCGGGGTTGTTGAATCGGTCTCAGTAGACGCAGATCGGAAGGCCCGAGCTGTGGTGCGTTTTGGGAAAAGCGCGCGTGCTCAAGAGATTTTCAATGACGTGGTCGATGGTATCCGCGGCAACGTATCCGTCGGCTATCGCATCCACCGAATGATTGAAGAAGGAAACGGCAAGCAACCGACCATGCGCGTCATGGATTGGGAGCCGCTGGAAATCTCCATCGTCAGCATTCCGGCAGATGCCGAAGGCGCCGGCATTGGCCGCGCTGCGGAAGAAACCTTCGACACCGTGATCGAGCGGGAAGTCGAGCCAACTTCAATCGAAATCAAGGAGACAGCAATGTCAGACGTTACCCCTGCGGCGCCGAGCGCCGATGATGTCCGCAAGGGCGAGCTTGCTCGCATTCGCGAAATTGAAACCCTCGGTGATCTGCACGGCCAAAAAGACATGGCGCGTGATTTCATCTCCAACGGCAAGAGCCTCGACGCTTTCCGCGCCGAGCTGTT